AAAAGACTGAGCGATACGACCCGCATAGACCTGCGTCAACGTGAATGGCAGGAACTTGTAGGTATAGGTCAAACGGGAGTTGTACTCCCTCTGACCGATGCCAGCAAAGTGTGCGTTGCCACCAGCAAGAATGAACGCTGTCTTGCCCACAGGATTTTCCCGTAGAAAGGTAAGCAACTCAGGGTCAAGCACCTTTTCCGCCAACTTGTGGGGAACGTAGACCAGACCAGATTTTGTTCGGTTGTAGGTGTCTGGGAACCAGTTCACCTTTTGAGGATAGATGATGTCGTCAAAGAGTTCGACGTCTTGGGTGCAAGCCGTGCGGTAGTGCGTGAGGTAAATCATTTGCACACCTCTTTGACTTCTTCCATAGAGGTAGGTTCTTTAGTCTTGCTTGCCATGATGAGGTCGTGGATTTCCTGAACGGACTTAGGAGTCCACTCCTTGCTCACCTCGTCAGCAATTCCATAGAGTTCGTCAAAGTACATAAGCATGACCAGCCCGTCTAGGCTGTCCAAGCCAATGTCAACGAATTGGTCTTCCATAGCCTCAGCGATGGATTCTTTGGCGTGGGCGGGTCGAGCCACCTTTGCCACATAGTTAAAAATTTCAATGAAGGTCATGTTGCCGTTTCCTCAGTTGGTTGATTGACTGCTCCGACCAGTGCTGATGCCCAGTCTTGCCAGTTCTCATATATTTCTGGGCTGGGGATGCCCTCGTTGACAAAAACGTCAATTGCTTTTAATCCCGCCGCCCACTGCTTCCACTCCTCTTCGGGAGTATTGATTGATAGCTGTTGCGCCGCATACGCCTCGCACATAAGACTCGTCCAAGAGTTCCATGTGTGATACCGAGGGTCATATACAAGCGCAATTGCCATATTAAGTACCGAAAGGTCTGACGTCTCCCAAGGTGACGCTCAACAGCACCTTACCCATTTGATAGTTACCCCCGCTCACGTTGCTTCTAAAGCGCAAGCGAATCTCACGCCGTTGCTGGCGCATATCAATCTTGCCTGTATCTGGGTCAAACGGGTACTCTTGCGAGGGAACATCTGAAGACTGAGCGTAGGGTCGACCAGTGACCTGCAAGGTCATCTCACCCTCTTGGATGAAGTCAGGTTCGACACGCTCTAAGTTGACCCAGAAGTTCTCGCCAACAGGAGACGTCTGGGCAGGCCCGCCAGCCACAAAACCCAAGTCGCTTGTTTGGAAGTAGCTGTCGATGGCGTTAGAGGACTCAAAGATAACCTCGTCAGTCCCAATCTCGTGTTGCCACAGGGTAACCCTGCCTGCGGTCGTATTGAACGTCACAGGGACGGTTGCGGACGCCGTGGCGGGATTGTCTAACGTAACGGTGAAGTAGCCTGCGGTAGCGCTTGGTGCAATAGCAATCACAACCGAGATGTCGGTGATGCCAGCGCCAATTACCTGTTGACCCAACAACACCAAATTGGTCTGAGGTATTTCAATATTTGGACTTGTATTTACCGTGGTTGCAGTCGTTGAAAAAACTTCTGTCAACTCACTCAAGGTTGCACCAGCGTTGATGGGGTAATGGAAAACTTGCGAGAAGAAACCCGCAGTTCGGTATGCGCCCAAAGCGCCGCCAGCGTCATACCAGCAGTCTTCGCGGATGTTGTAGATGATGCAGTCGTTGCACTCCTCAGAGTCGCCAGAGGGAAAGAACCACCAGATTTCGCCAAAGCGTGGAACCTTGTTGGCGTACACCTTCTGCTGTTGCGCATAGTTCAAATTGTCAAAGAAATAGTTTTGGTTGAACGTGTTCTTGATTTCCTTAACCACACCGTTGTACAGCAAGAAGCGGTCAACGCCAATCCAATAGTAGATGCCGTCGTACTCAATAACGCACTGGCTTGACATGATGGATGATTGGCTGGAGATGATGTCATAGCGCCAATAGAACGTCTGCGGTGAACCTGCAACCGTTACGGTGGTGGGTGTGTAGCTGACGCGAATCAGTGAATCCAGCGACCAGAACAAACCAGAAGGCGCGTTTGAGCCTCCTCGCACTGGAAGACCTTTGACAATCTTTGTGGAGGCTACGTTGACCTCGTTAGCGTCTGCTCCGTTCCAATCAAATGGATTTCCAGCAACGCAATTCTTGATAAGACCGTTGTCACCATAAACAAAGACATAGGGGTGAAGCACCACCACACCGCCAGCAACTTCAATGATGTCGCCTGTTGGTGTTGCGCCAGCGGTGTCTGTGAGTGGAGACAAAACCGTTCCAGCAATGTTTCCAGCCAAAACAGGAGTGTTGACGGTTTGGTCAATCTGCGCCAAGTTTTGACCAGCGTGCGCAAGCAACAATTGATTACCAGAGCCTTGAGCGTCAAACGTGGAATCAAACTGCCAAAGGTTTAAATCACTTTCCGTGAACCCGTCGTTGATTGTTGCCACATTGATTGAAAAGCCACTGCCTGTACCACCAATGCTTGCCGCAGTGGCGCTCAAGGTGTTACCAACCACATACCCATTGCCAGCGGTCGTCAGGGTTACTGTGGTCACAGACCCACCAGACACCACAATTGTCGCCTTGGCTCCAGAACCTGAGCCGCCTGTGAGCGTTACGTTTGTATAAGTTCCGTTGGTGTACAGCGTTCCACCCACCAAGGTGTTCAGCGTCAAAACCAAACCCGTAAAAGTGAATTGGTTTACACCAGAACCAATACCAAGGTTGTTGATATTGACAACCTCAAGACCGTTGTTGTAGCCATTGAAGACTTGATTGTTGCCGTCTGTAGAGTTGACATAAATGCCGCGAGAGTAGCCATTTGCGTCAGTTGTGATGGAGCGGTAGCCACCAATCTTGCGGGGACGTCCACGTTGAAAACGCACCCAAAGTGCGTCTGTGTAGAAGTTCATATCGAAAATTGTGCCGTCCCGTTGGACGCCGGGCAACGTGTCGATAGTGAAAACCTTCTTGACCATCAGAACGCTCCGCCAGAAACGCCACCTGTAAAGTTACCTGTTCCAACAATTGCCAACCCAGTTGCTGATAGCGTGGAGCGCAACACACCAAGAATTGCATGGTTGAACTCACCAGAAGCGGCGCGATAAATACCCGTAGTTGGCTCAGAGGCAAAGTTTAAAGATGGGTTAGAAACCGTACCGTTGAGCAAACTGATGGCTGAAGAACCCGCCAACACTGTGTTGGCATTTAATAAGTTTACAGAGTCACAAATCAGCGTGGCTTGGTTACCTGCGGCAATCGTAGCCGTTGATGCTCCACCAACCCCTGTGCTTAGGGTAAGCGTAAATCCGCCAGCAGTCGTTGCGTTTTGAACGTAATAGACCTGCACCGTAGGGGGAACAATAACAGTCACGTTGCCACTCAGGGTTCCTGTGAATTTTTGAATGACGTTTGACGCTTCTGTTGCGGTCAGGGTAACTGTCCCAGAGGTCACCGCCTTGGTCAGTTGAGTAAAAGCAAATTGCGTATTTTTTCCCAAGCCTACGGTATAGAAGGTAGTGCCACTGCAAACAATAATTGCAGAGTCAGAGGGTTGGAAAATTAAAGATGCGGAACCGTTGATGGTGTCACCACCAGTACCTGACACAGTCAATGCACCAGTTCCGCCGTTACGCAGGAACATGAACCAATTGTCGGCAAGAGTAGATGCGCTTGACAGCGTCAAAGTACCTGCACCGCCTGTCCACACATAAGTGTTGGAGCGGTCAGATGCCAATGCGGTGTAGTTTGAAGAGAAGGTGGTTACTGGTTGGCTTTGGTTTAGCGTCTGACCAATCGCCAACAAACCATATCCAGCAAGGGTTGCGGCGTCAGCACCAGAGGAGCCAATACCAAAAGCAATGATTCCCCAAGTGCCTGCGGTGGTTGCATTGGTGACAATGTAGATGTACTGGGCTTCGCCTGCGGCAACCGTGACAATGGTGTTTGCGCCTGTGTAGTCTTTGACAGTTACCGCAACAGCGCCGACGTTACGAATCAGGGCGTCTTGACCAACCGATGCTTGGTTGGCAGGGGGCATCCACAATTCGTTTGCAGTGGTGGTGGTCGACACCTCCATGATGCGGGCGGCGGCGTCGTCAGTGGATGTGCCGTTGATGGGCCATTCCAACTGCAAGTCAGTCGTCAGGATAATGCGGCGATAGGAAACGTCTGTTGGTTGAACGACGTTGCCTGTGAAAGGTGAATTGAAACTCATAGTCAGGTATCCAATACAGTTGCTTGACGGTCACCGATGCGCTGGACATCCTCAGCCTTCAGGGTTTGGATGATGAGGTCGTAGTTCTGTTGCCACATAGGCATACGCTCATCGTTTTTGACGTATGGCATAGCCTGCAACAAAGACCCATACAACAAAGCCTGTGGAGCGTAGATGGTGAACCAATTGGTTTGGTTGGAAGAATCAAGCGGTTGGAGCCGCTCGTAGTACAACACCTCATACTCATACGCCAGAGCAGGGGACGGAGCCACCAGCCAGTGGGTGTAGTCGTAATCCCCGTAATAAGCAGGCGCACCAGTCGTTGTGGCGTCTGGGTTGTACTCGCGTAGGTACTCGTACTTACGAAGCAATACAGGCTGTTTTTGACCCGCTACGGTGACGTTCATGGAGACCGTCTTGTGCCAACGAGCAGGCTTGTCAATGATAGGCTGACCTATCACCATATTGGAGGTTTGAACTGTCAGGTTACCAAGGAACTTGATTTGGCTGGCAATAATTTGCTCTGCCAACATGATGAACAACGGAATCTTGGCAAGAGTATCCGCATCAGTACGGTCAAGGTAAGACTGAATGTTTTCGACCAAAGAGTCGTAAGTCATTACCGATGCGGTTGCCATGTTTACCCCACGTTTCGTTCAAAATGTGGACAATCCACCAATGATTTAAAGTTGCCTCCCCAACGGTTTTTGGGGTGCAAAGTCTCCCAATAAGCGCCCAGCGGCGCGAGGATGCCCTTGTCCCATATTATCTGCCCATCCTTGAAGAAGTTCAAGTCGATGGCACAGCGCTTTAGGTGGATAGAGTTCATGGTCTTAGAGCGACCAGTCTTGAAGTAAATGGCTTGTTGCTCAGGGGTGCGGGCAAGTTCCCCGCCAGTGACCACAAAGCCTTGCTCTGTGGCGTACTGAATCAGTTTGCAGGCATCCAACAGGAAGGCGGCTTGTTCTTGGCTGAGGCTCATTTTTTACCTCGCATATCAGCAATTTTTTCGACCGTGCGGCCTCCAAAGTAGGCCCCCATGATTAGCATTCCCCAATTTCCCAGCAAGGTAACGTAGGACTCGTTTGCGTTGTATCCATAGGCAGACATCATGGCAAACAGGAAATAGCCCAAAAAGATGGCTATAAGGCTCATAGGACGGATATTCTTGGACAACCAAGAGTCAGACCCCATGTCAGATTTCCAGCGGTCTGAGACGTTGTCATCCTCATTTTTGGCGGCATCGGCAAACAATTGAAGTTCAGCCAGTTCCATCTTGGCTTTTTCAATGCCTAGTTCAAGCAGGCGCTCCTCATGCTCAAATTGCAATTGGCGCAACTTAGAAACATCTTCAGGCGTAGGAGCGTCAGGAATCTTCACCCCAAGGGTGTTTTCAACAACTTCCTTGCCTTTTGCTTGAATTGCAGAAGACAAAAGACCCAGACCATTCTGAGCCAATGTACCAAGAAGTGATGCAACTATTGGAATCATTTATCTTCCTTTTTAAAAGTTGTTTTCATGCCTGCTCTGTCTTCCAAAATTGCAATGTGTAAGCGGTTAACCTGAATATCATCCCTGTTCTTTTGGATTTCTTTTTCCAAGTCTTGGCGAAGTTTTTCCCTAGCCAACTCAGCACCTGTATTGCTCGCTTGTTTGTTGTCAGAAGTCACGACCAAACTAATTTTGCTGTTGAGGATGGTGACCTCATGCGACAAGTTTGACAAGGCGCTCATCAAATAGACGACGCAAGAAAATAACAGAGGGAGAAGCGCAAAGGTAATCTTCTCAATCAATGCGCTTTTGGTTTCCATAGCCTGAATCTTTTCTTCGCTCATAGCCCAATCACCTTTTTGACAAATTCGGCGGCAACGCCGGGGCCAAGCAACACCAAAACAATCACCGCATAAAGCAGATACTCAATCTTCGTCATGCGCTTGGAGCCGTCGTCAAACCGCGCTTGGATACCCTCGTATCTCTGAGCGCAGATTGCCTCGTGGATGCTCAATCGCTTGTCAGTCTCATTGGCAAGTTCGTGAACATCTTCCATTATTCAGTTGCCTTTGGCTCCTCAACTGCGGCTTGCACTTGGCTCTTGGCTTCGTTTTGCAGACCATCAATCAGTTGAAAAACTTCCTGATATGGGCGTGTACCGAGGTAGCCCAGAACAGCGTTAATGAGTTGAGTTGAAAGCGTAATCTTGTCCATTTTTTATCCTTGAGTAGTTGCCGTGTCAGCGGGTGCTGGCGCTTCAATGATAACTTCAGCAACGGCTGGAATCACCACCCAAGACTGGGCTTCTTCATTCCAAGCAAATGGCCCACCCTCTGTTGGCATAGCCACGGGAGCATCCCACAGGCAGGTGTCTTCATTGAGCAACCAAGAGGCAAAAGGCTGTGGCGGTATGAACGCATCCCTTTGCTCGTCATAGGTGTACCCAATACCTGCGTAGTTCTTACGCAATGGTCGTCCTTCTGGGTGTTGACCACCGTGCGTGTTGTAGGAGGTTTGAACCCAACCGTGACCAAAGATGCCTGAGTCGATAACGTCTTGTTCAGCGACGATGACTCTGGCAACTACCCCGTTTTCTACTTGTGCAAAATGTGACATTTGTTTCTCCTTATGCCGTGTATGAGCCTGAACTTGTGTAAGTCAGAATTGTGTTTGAACCGCTTGTCGTGACTGTTGGTGAACCTGTGGTTGTACCTGAGTATTTAGCGGTTGGAATAGAAAGAATAACCACACCTGAGCCACCAGCACCACCACCGTTGGAAAGAACACCACCA